TGTAGCTATTGGATACAACGCCTTAGATACTAACGCAGGTGGAAGTAACAACACTGCAGTTGGTACAGAAGCCATGGATGCTAATACAACAGGTTCAGCTAACGTAGCCGTAGGTTATAGAACATTAGATGCTAATACCTCAGCTAGTAACAACACAGCAGTTGGGCAACAAGCCTTAACAGCAGTTGTTACAGGTGGACAAAATACAGCTGTAGGATATGCAGCAGGTCAAGGTCTTAATGGCTCATCTGCTTTTAACGTAGCTATTGGTGATGAAACCATGTTAACTGCTGGACAAAAAAATGCAAATACAGCAGTTGGTAGTGATGCAATGAGATTAGCAACTATCTGCAATAATAATACTGCTATTGGATATACTGCTGGAGATAGTTTAACAACAGGAGGTAATAACACTTTTGTAGGTTATGAAGCTGGACATACTTCAGTAGATTCTAGCAACAGTATAATGGTTGGTTATCAAGCATTAGCTAGTGCTACTGGTACTTCTGAAATGGTAATTGGTATTTCTGTTTCAGGTAAAGGAGATGATACAGGATTTTTAGCTCCTCCCGGTGGTGCTTCAATGTTCCAATCTAGTAACGCTACTACTTTTCAACAAACCTCTGATAGAAGAATCAAAAAGAATATTGTAGATAATAATGACGGTTTAGAACAGATAAAACAGATTCGTGTTAGAAATTTTGAATATCGTACTGAAGATGAAATTACAGATTTTGAAAATACAAAGTCAACAGTTGTGGAAAAAGAAGGTATACAACTAGGAGCTATAGCTCAAGAAATAGAAGAAGTATTCCCAGATATGGTTACAACACAATCAACAGGAGTAAAAACTGTAAATACAGATAACCTTACTTGGTATTTAGTAAACGCAGTCCAAGAACTGTCTACACAAGTAGGCGAACTACAATCAGAGCTAAAAGCTCTAAAAGGAGAATAGAATGGCACAAACAGTAACAGAATGTTTAGCAGCAGGAACACATAGCGTAACGCTTATCAATAGTATTAATACAGACGCTTCAGCAGAACTTGCAGTTAAAGGTATGACACAAGCAAAAATTAATGAAGTAGTACAAAGAAATGTAGACCATTTATCTATAATACTTTTATACGCACCAGTAGACGCTAGTGACGATACTCCAAACGTAGCAGGAGCAGCAAGTAGTAAAAAGACTACACACGTTGCAGCCGTTACAACTGGAACAAATTACATCGCAGCTAACTAATTAATATGGAAAATAATTCAGAAATTAAAGAATCAGAAGTAAGTAATGAACAAAAATATTATTTAATTCAAGTTCAAAATTTAAAAAATAAAAAAGAAATATTAGAAAAAAATATTAATAGTCTTAATTTTGATTTAGACCAAGTAAATGCAGCTTTAATACATTTTGAATTTGGTTTATCAGAAAAAATACAAAAAGTTTTAAAAGAAGAAAAATCTAATAATGCCGTAGGAGGTAAAAAATGATAGTAGAAATAGTAATGTGGGTAACAGCAATAGTAACTTGTAGTTCAATAATTGCAGCAGTTACACCAACTCCTAAAGATGATGTTTGGATTGGTAAGCTATATAAGTTTATTGATATTTTAGCTGTAAATATTTTAAAAGCTAAAGATAAATAATATGAATTTTATTAAAAAGTTTTGGAATAATTTAATTGGGAAACAAGAAACAAAAGTTAAAGTAATTCCTAAAAAAGTTAAAATAAAAACAACCAAAATAACTAGAGATAACATTGGCTAATAAAACTAAAAGCAAATCTAAAGTAAATGCAGCAGGTAATTATACAAAACCTACTATGCGTAAAGCTCAATTTTCTAGAATAAAAGCTGGTACTAAAGGTGGTAAAGCTGGTCAATGGTCTGCTCGTAAAGCACAAATGTTAGCTAAAGCTTATAAAAAAGCAGGAGGAGGATATAAATGAAAGGTGTCAAACATTATAAAAAAGATGGTACTGAACATAAAGGCAGTTCACATAAAATGGCTAATGGTACTTTACACACCAACAAGTCTCACACTAAAACAAGTGTAAAACTATTTCACTTTAAAGATTTAAGTAAAAAAGCTAAAGTAAAAGTTAAAGGCAAAAAATAGTGGCGCTCGCAAAATCTCAGAAGTCTTTAAAAAAATGGACTAAACAGAAGTGGAGAACTCCTAGTGGTAAGAAGTCTTCTAAAACTGGAGAAGTTTATGCGCCGTCTGCAACCATTAAAAAACTTAAATCAACTGCGGCAGGTAGAAAAAAATTAGCTGCGGCAAACAAAAAGAAAAGAAAGGCCACTGCTAAGGGTAAACAATTCGCTAGTCATGGTCTACATAAGGGAAAGAAACGTACATGAGTAATAAATTAATTAGGCAGCTTAAACGCCACGAAGGTATGAAGCTAAAGCCGTACCGATGCACGGCAAAAAAACTCACAATTGGAATTGGTAGAAATCTTGAAGATGTTGGTATCTCTGAGGATGAGGCCGAAACACTATTAAGACATGATATTATTGAAGCTACAAAGCAGCTATTAAATGCTTTTCCTTGGATGGGTGCGTTAAATGACGCTCGTATATCAGCGCTAATTAACTTTACATTCAATGTAGGTATTGGAACAGTTAAAAAGTTTAAAATTACCTTGGGTCATTTAAAGAATAATGCATTTGAAGAAGCCGCCGATGAGATGTTAACCTCACGTTGGAGTGAGCAAGTTGGAGAGCGCTCAAAAGAAGTGACTGAACAACTTAGAACCGGTAAGTGGGCCAGTTAAATAAAAGTATTAGACTATTTTTTATATATGAGGTATGTTATGAACGAAGAAACTAACTCTCAAGTAACAACATGTGGAACATGTGGTAACACTTTTGATGCATCAGAAATAGATAATTATCCTTGCTGTGATAACCTTGAAGAGGTTAAGGAGAGTGTAACTGTACGTATTACTCCGCTCCCACCAGTGTTAGGGACTACTTTTAGGTGATAATATGCCACTACAAAAATTGTTGTTTAAGCCCGGAATAAACAGAGAAATTACTAGTTATAGTAATGAAGGTGCATGGGTTGATGCAGATAAAATTAGATTTCGCCAAGGATTCCCTGAGAAAATAGGTGGTTGGGAAAGTATATCCTCTGCTACGTTTTTAGGTGTATGTCGATCTTTAAAAGCTTGGGTTACTCTCGGTGGTGTTGACTTGTTAGGAGTAGGAACTAACCTAAAGTTTTACTTAGAACAAGGCGGGCAATACAACGATATAACTCCTATAAGAGCCACTAATAGTTTAACAAATCCTTTTACAACCGTTAACAACAACACTGTTGTAACAGTTACAGACGCTACAGCAGGATATGAAAATGGGGATTTCGTTACACTTAGTGTTGCTAGTGCTGTTGGTGGGTTAACTCTAAACGGTGAATTTCAGATAACTTATATTGCTGGTAATACTTATACCATAGTATCTCCCACTGCTGCTACTTCTGGCGCAACAGGCGGTGGTTCAGTAACAGCAACATATCAAATTAATATCGGTGCTTCTGTTGGCGTACCTATTGTAGGTTGGGGTGCTGGCGCTTGGGGACTTGGAGTTTGGGGAACTGGAGGTTCTTCGGTAAAACCTATACGTCTTTGGTCACAAGCTAACTTTGGACAGAGTTTAATATTTGGTCCTCGTGGTGGAAGTATATTCTTTTGGGACGGTAGTGGGAGTAGTAGTACAAGAGGAGCGCTAGTTTCTGGTATTTCAGGTGCTAGTGGAGTGCCTACGGTACAAAACCTATTAATTACTTCTGACGCTAGTCGGTTTGTGTTTTGTATTGGGACAAATCCAATTGGTACTACTACACAAAATCCTATGCATGTTAGGTGGTCATCACAAGAAGATTTTCTCGACTGGACTCCTTCAGCAGTTAATCAAGCAGGTAGTCTGACGTTATCTCGTGGTAGTGAACTAGTAGCCGTTATGCAAGCACGACAAGAAATTCTTATCTGGTCTAATTCCGCCTTGTATTCGTTTCAATATGTTGCACCTCCCATTGTATGGTCTTCGCAATTAGTTGGAGATAATATATCTATCGCTTCACAAAACGCTATGGCTTATGCTAACGGTACAGCTTATTGGATGGGCAAAGATAAATTTTATAAATACGACGGACGTACTCAACCGTTACCATGTGATGTACGACGTTATGTGTTTGCCGATATTAATCCTCAACAATATGATCAAGTGTACGCAGGTACTAACGAAGGTTTCCACGAAGTATGGTGGTTTTACTGCTCTTCTGCATCTAAGACTAATGATAGATACGTGGTATATAACTACTTAGAAAATACATGGTACTATGGTACTATGGGACGTACAGCGTGGTTAGATACTGGAGAAAGACCTTCACCAATAGCTGCTACATATAATAACAAACTTGTTGTTCAAGAAGTTGGGTGTGATGATGCGGAAACAACTTCTCCTGTAGCGATCCCT